AGGATTATGAATTTAGAAGCATTATTTAATGCGGTTATCGTTAAACCGATTGAACAAAACGAAGAAATGTATGGATCTATTGTAGTACCAGATATTGGTAAAGATAGAAATGAACATGGTGTAGTAGTATCAGTTGGACCTGGTTCACATACACATATGGGAGGCTTTATAGAAACAACAATTAAAGTTGGGGATGAAGTAGTATTACCTACACAAGGATTTACAAAAATAGAACATAATGGAGAAGAATTTTATGTAGGTCCTGAAAATCAAATTTTAGCAAAAGTTAAATCATCTGTTGAAGATGTATTAGCTGAAACAAAAGTAACTCCTGAAGAAGAAAAAGCAATTAATGAATTAAATATAGAAGACAATGAGTAAATTAATTAAGTTTGGCCCTGAAGGAAGGGAAAAAATGGTTAAAGGTATTGATACTTTAGCTGATGCAGTTGTGTCAACATTAGGTCCTAATGGAAGGAATGTTGCTATCCAACAAGATCATAATCAAGTACAATCAACTAAAGATGGTGTAACAGTAGCAAAACATATTAGATTAAAAGAACCTTTTGAACAATTAGGAGTTAATCTTATCCAGAATGCTTCAATTAAAACAGCAGATAAAGCTGGAGATGGAACTACAACATCAACATTATTAGCTAGAGAAATGATACAGCAAGGATTACAACATTTAAATAATGGTGTTAATGCAGTTGAAATTAAAAGAGGAATCGATACAGCTGTAAAAGAGGTAGTTGATGTATTAAAAAATAAAATATCAGAAGATATTTCATCAGAAGACCAATTAGAACAAGTAGCAACTATTTCATCTAATAATGATGTGGAAGTTGGAAAATTAATATCAACAGCTATTGAAAAAGTAGGAGTTGAAGGAGTAGTTCATATTGAAGAAAGCAAATCAGGTGAAACATATTTAGAAACTGTTGAAGGACTACAATTTGATAGAGGTTATAAATCTCCATATTTTGTTACTGATAATAATACAATGACAAGTACTTTAAATGATGTTAGTATTTTAATTGCTGATCGTAGATTTACTAATGTAAAAGAATTATTACCTATTTTAGAAGGTGTAGCTAAACAAGCTAAATCCTTATTGATAATTGCTGAAGATATAGATCATGAAGCATTAGCTACTTTAATTGTTAATAAACAAAGAGGTACATTAAGTGTATGTGCTGTTAAAGCTCCTGATTTTGGTGATAGAAGAAAATTAATTTTAGAAGATATTGCTATAATGACTGGTGGTCAGGTATTTAGTAAAGATAAAGGAATGAAACTTGATAAATTTAGTTGGGATTGGTTTGGTGAAGCTCGTACAGTTACTATTGGTAAAGATAAAACAACTATTATTGATGGTAAAGGTAATGAAGATGCAATTAATCAAAGAATTGAAGAATTAGCTGCTCAAGTTGAAGGTGCTTCAAGTGAATTTGAACGCGAACAATTACAAAATAGATTAGCTAAAGTTTGTGGTGGTGTTTCAATTATTCATGTAGGTGGTCATAATGAAACTGAAATGAATGAGAAAAAAGATAGAGTAGATGATGCTTTACATGCTACAAAAGCAGCACAAGAAGAAGGGATTGTTCCTGGAGGTGGCGCAGCATTATTATATGCTAGAGAATCTATTAAAAAGGATAATATTGGTGCAGAAATAGTCTATAAAGCGTGTGGTAAACCATTTGAACAAATACTTATAAACGCGGGACATGACTCAGTTGGAGCTCAAATGTTAGGTAGGTATAGATTAGTTGATTCTGGAAACGATACCTGGGCTGGATATAATATCAAAACTGATGAAGTAGTTGATATGAAAGAAGCTGGTATTATTGATCCAACTAAAGTAACTAGAGTAGCATTAGAAAATGCAGCTTCAGTAGCGGGTACAGTATTACTTACAGAATGTATAGTAGTAGATGAACCTGTAGATCCTAAAAATGTAACAATTAATAACCCTTCAACACCTTACCCAGGTGCGGGTATGATGTAAAATGGAAACAGTAATAAACGAACATAACGAATTGATAGCAACAAGAGTTCCACCTGGAGACAGGTGGAAACTCGTTTCTGATCCTAAAAAACAAGTACACCCTACTTTAACAGAATGTTTAGAGGCATTTTTACATAAAACAGGATTTAAAGGTGAATATAGATTAGATCCTATGGGAAGTAAATTATATGCAATTCATACAACTGAAGAAGAAGTTAAACCAAAAGAAGAAAAAATGTATTCTTTATATGGTGAATTTAGGCAGGGAGTTTAAGCTTGGAAAATTAAATAATATTTTGTATATTTAGGTTATGAAAGATCACGGATTGTTAGTAGAAAAATATCGTCCTACAAATATAAATAATTATGTAGGAAACGAGAATATTAAAAAATCAATATCAAATTACATTAGTCAAAATGATATTCAAAATTTAATATTTTATGGACCAGCAGGTACTGGAAAAACAACATTAGCTAAATTAATAGTAAAAAATATAGAATGCGATCATATCTATATTAATGCTTCTGATGAAAGAGGTATTGAAACTATTAGAGATAAAGTATCAGGATTTGCTAGTGTAATGTCATTTAAACCTCTCAAGGTTGTTATATTAGATGAAGCAGATTTTCTAACCATACAAGCACAGGCATCATTAAGAAATGTAATTGAAACATTTTCAAGAACTACACGTTTTATTTTAACTTGTAATTTTATTGAACGTATTATAGATCCTTTACAGTCAAGATGTCAAACATTAAAAATTGTACCTCCAAGTAATTTAGACGTAGTAAATCATTTGATGAAAGTTGTACAGAAAGAAGGTATAAAATGTAGTGTAAGTGACTTAGAAACAATTACTAATAATAACTACCCTGACGTTCGTAAGATGCTTAATACAATACAAGTATCTACACAAAATAAACAATTAAAATTAGATAAAGATGTATTAGTTTCTAATAATTATATGACTAAAGTAGTAAAAGAATTAGCTAAACCATCTCCTAAATTTAATGAAATAAGACAAATAATAGCTAACGCTAATGTTAAAGATTTTGAAGTATTTTACAGATTTTTATTTGATAATGCCTCAGATTTTGCTCCTGGAAAAGAAGGCACAGTAGCAATACATATAAATGAGTACAGTTTTCAATCTAATTTTAGAATTGATAAAGAAATAAACTGTATGGCCTTAATAAAACAATTAATTAATATTTAAATTTAAAAAAATGAGTGAAAATAATGTAGGACAACCACAAGTAAAGTTAGAAGATACAACTTCATTTGTAACACCAGAAGGAAATAAAGTATTTCAACAAGGTGTAGTATTACGTAGTGTATCTAAATTTATAGCAGGTACTGACGAAGATGCAGTTATGCCAATTCCAGTATTTTTCTGCCCTGATACTAAAAAGTTGGTAGGATTAACTTTACCACCTGAGATTAGAGAAGAATATAAAGATGATTTAATCTAAATGACTGTATTTAATTGGTTAGAAGAAATAACAGTTAAAAAAACACCACCTAATAATTTTACCCAACAAGATTGGGATGATTGGAATTCTTATATGGTGCATAGATTTTTATCTATGAATATGAGTTATATTGATATAGTCAATTATGTACAAAATATAAATCCTCAAAATAAAAAAGAGATTTATACTATTTATAGGGAGATGATTCCTAAAAGAAAGATATGGAATAAATATATTAAGAATCAAAATAAAAAAGATTCAAAAGAATTAGAAAAAATTATAGCTAATAAATTATTAATTGGATGTAATGAAGCTAGTTCGTATATTCCCATATTAGGTAAAAATGGAGTCACTGAAGTATTAAATGACTTAGGTTATGAAAAAAAAGAAATAACTAAATTAATAAAAACAATATGAACTTACAAGTATACAAATTTTTAAAAGCAGAAGCAGAAGCTGATAAGGCTAAAGCATTGGCTAGTATTCAATTATTAACAAATCACCCTGCAGGTATAGGTGATCATTCAACTAAAGATTATTGGGATAATTGTAATGAAGCACTTAGATTATTAGCATCAGCAGATGAAAGATTAGAAGTGTTAGAAAAATACTTTAACCCTAAAGAACAAGTAAATGGATAGTAGGAAAGCATGGGAGTTTAGTAAAGAAAAAGTAGTTAAGTCAGTAAAAACATCATCAACAGTAGAAACATTTGAAACAGAATACCCAGAATTATCTGAGGAATTTAAACAAATTACTAAAGAAATGTATGAAATGTTTGCTGCTAAACATATGGATTATGGTTTAAATAATATTGCTTTAGGTGGTGATATTTTAAATAATAAAGATGACAAAAAATTCTCATTAACAGGATTGGCAATTAGATTAACTGATAAAATAAGTAGATTAAAAAATTTACTTTTAAATGGTAAAAATTATGTTAAAGGTGAAGGTATGGAAGATACTTTTATTGATATTGCTAATTATGGGATA